ATCGAAGTCTCCATCGGACTCCAGGGCCGCCTTCCTGGCGTTGTACCAGTTAAGGTACAGCTTCATGCGCTGGCTGTCAGCAAGGAACCATGTCTTCCCAGTGATACGCGGGTTGTACATGTAGGTCAGTTCGTCGGCCCAGGTGTTCATGTCGTTCTCGGCAGAGAAGGGTTCCTTGTCCGATCCGACAATCTTCTTGGCCTTGTCGCGGTAGTAGTTACCGCAGATGATGAGGTTCGGGGTAACGCCCACGATGTCCCCACGGTCATCCTTGAAATCGCACATGGCGTTGAACACGGTGTTCATGTTCGCCGGGGTCAAGTCAAGTGCGCCAAGGTTGGACTGCACGGTGGCATCACTGGGGCTGTACGGGTGAGAAGCGGAGCAGAGTGCCACAGAGTCAGGCCCAGCAAACGCGGCGTTATTCGCGTTGTTGAACGTGGACACGGCATGGGACTGCAGCGTCTTGTACACAGAGTCATTCAGCTTGCGGACGCGGTCCTTGATCTGGCGGTATTCGCCAAACCGGAACACTTCTTCCTCAATCTGAAGGCCGCTGGAATACTTCGCGTGGCGGTATCCCTTCTCAAAGCCCTTGGTGAAGTCCTGATAGTCAACCGTGCCATTCCACGGTTTCATCTGGCCCACAGAACCGACACCCAGATGTTTTTCCTCGCTCCGGTTGGAATCCGAAACGTTGTACATCATCGGGATGTAGTCCTTCTTGGCCTTCATTTCCAGGTCCCAGAGTTCGAATGCAGAGTTTTCTACCTCTGCCCAGACTTCGCGCGTAATAACGCCCATGATAGTCTCCTTTCATTCATTGCCCATTACAGGCCGTCATGCCCCGTTGGGGCTGTCATTCTGGTTACAGGGCCAGATTGCTGGATGCGAACTGAGACAGACGAATCTTCCAGTAGGAAACCATGTTGGCCGGGTCAGCATCGACAAGCATCAATGCTTCGCCACCGGAGGTGTCCCAGTCAACGTTCGTGCCGTCAGAGTCCAAGTCCCATCCAAACAGCGTAACAGCCAGTTTGGCAGGGCAAAGACGTGCGGTGTCACCAGCGGCAAATGCAGCCGTCTGGGTGGAGAATGTGAGGGTTCCGGTTGCTCCGGTGCAGTCACTGATCTTGATGCGCTTGCCAACCATCGAACTGTCAGCAGCACAGGTAAGCACCTGGATGTATCCACCGTTCCAAATGTCATCCGTCTGAGGCAGAAGCCCAGCAACGACAAACGTAGTGGCAGAACCGCCAGTAGCGGTGATGGTGTTGGCGCAGTTCCATTTCAGGAGAAGCGGCTGGTCGGCATCGTTCACAGCGATCTTGATGACGGTTCCAGACTGTCTTCCTGCGGACGATCCGTTGTGGTTTTCCATGGCAACACCGATGCACGGGTCATCGAAATCCGTACCGGCTACGGCAACAACGCCAGTGCCAGGAGTGAACTTGACCAGTTCCCCGCGCTCGATGACGGTAGTACCAACGATGGGCAGTTCCATGATCCTCGGATTTGCAGATGCTACTTCAAACATGATATGACTCCTTTCATCGTTTCATTCGCTGTGCAACCTTCGCAGGGTCCACACCGAATATCCCGGCTATGTCTTTCCCTCTGGCCGTCAACGTGACGGTTTCTTGGGATGACGCGGAACCCTTTGGGCTTCCCCGTCTTGCTTGGTCCTGTATTTCTGCGTTCGCTTGCTTCTTTGCGTTTTCCTTGGCTTGTGCCACCAACTCATCCAGCTTCCCGTCCCTGACCATCTTCCCAATCAGGAAGTCGTAGGCCACCTCAGGGTCAACGCCAGGATTCGCGTCAAGCACTTTGTCCAGTTCGGATTCCAATTCGTTATAGAACCGGTTTCCCTTCAGTGTTGCCTTTGCTGCTTCCCGGCTGGCTTTCTCGGCCAACTCTGCTGCCTGTTTCACCATCGGATGCTGTTTGATGGCCGCATTCAACTTGTCTGGGTCACCGTATGCATCCTCGATAGACTGTTGGATCACCTCCTGCTCCCTGTCATCCAAGGACTTTAGGTATGAGTCAACAGTTTCATGTCCGTTTACCTTCGCTGCACGGAGCAGCTTTGCCTGTGTGTCATCCAATCGCTTCTGTACGGTTTCAAGGTGCAGGCCCTTTTGGATGTAGGTGTCCACTTCGGCTTCAGGAACGAACTTGGCTTCCTTGTTGAATTTGACTTGTCTTCCCTTCGGTTCCTCGTTCGGGACCACTTCGGGCTTTACTTCATCAACAACAAGGGTTTTGGGTGTCGCTTCCTCTGCTGGTTTGGCAGTTTCTGCTGACTTCCCGGTTATCATTTCTCTGATGTCCATTGTCAGTCCTTCGCCTCTATGGTAGGAGGCTTCATTTATTTCAACGCCCTGGTATAGGCTGTTGAGTCATTTGCTCTTGCTTCTGCTGCATCATCTGCTGCTGTGCTGCCTGTTGCTGCTGGTCCAGTTCCTGGAGGATGTCATCTATCGGTGGGAACTTCCCATCGTCAATCGTCTTCCAAAACGCCTTCAGGCCCATTCCCTTGCCCAGCAATCCCATCGCTATGTTGGTGTAGTAGTTCCGGTCCGTGGGCCGTTCATCACCGACCTTGACCTTCAGGTCGAACTCAGGGATGAATTCTTCCTTCTGCTCGATGACTCCTGCTTCTGATGACACAGTATCACGGGTCCATGAACGCATAAGGTCCGCTCTTCCAAATTCAAATGTCTTCTTGGGTTCCACGGTCTTGATGATGGTCAACAGTTCCACCATGGCTTGCATCTGAAGGTCAGGTGGTGTGCCTGGAGGCATCATGGATATCTGTTTCATAACGCCGTATACCTGATTGGCCTTGGCCTGTTCCTGACGCTCTCCGGTGATACGGAACATGCGCTTCTCGGTATAGAACTGTCCAGCACGTTTGATAATCTTCAGACCAACCTCTTTCAGAAAGTCCTCGATAATCTCAATCTTGGCCTTAGTACGGACATCTGCCCTTGCCCCCAGTGCTTCCACCGTGGCGTATGGCACGTTCGCGCCAGGTGATATGCCCTGCTGGATAGCGGTATTCTGCGACACGGTATCTATGATGCGCTGCTTGTGTTCCTTGTAGTTGGTGATGGACGGAGGAACACGAACGCCGGTACGGAACAACAATCCAGACGGGTCGTTTACCTCATGCATCGCACCCGGCTTGCTGTTGTGGGCAAGGATGCTGTTCAACTGGCTCTTGTCGATTGACCCCTTCTTGTAATAGGCACCACCAAGACCTTCGGCAGCCATACCACCCAGTTCAATCTCGTCAGCTTTGTTATGAAGAATCTGCGGGATCATCAGGTTTCTGACTTCCCCCATACCCATGGGTTGCTTCTCGTCGGCATACAGGACACGGAACACGAATGGATAGTCTCCGTCATCATAGACATACGGGACATACTCCAGGAGCGTTGAATCAGCCTTGTATGCGACATGTACGCCCTTCAACTTGCCAGATGCCATGTCCCTGTAGTCCTGCGCTGCATACGGAAGTCCCTGTGAATCAGCCTCATCTGCCAGTTCTCCAAAGCGTTTCACCCAGTACTCAGGGACGAACTGCGGTGTACCCTTGTGCCAACACGCAACGACCCATGCCTGGTTGGGGTCAGCACCCTCATCCACTCCTTCAGGTATCGTTGAATCTGAATTGACAGCACCACCCGTCTCTGGCCAGTTGCTGACGATGTCAGCCAGCTTCATGCGGAACTTGCGGTTGATGAACTCACAGTCCTGCAGCCTGTATTCCAGGTCCGTAATAGCGGGATCAGGGAAGAACTCGGCCTTCTTGACAGGTATGATGTCGATGTCTCCGACCCACCTGTTAGGACCACTTCCACCTATCCATGTAGGATCCCATTCCACGGAGCAGATGAGAGGACCATGCGTGACGAACTGCACGATCATGGTCTTCAAGTCCTTCTGGAACTGGTTCTTCTCCAGTATGGCAGGAATGAAGTCGGTCATAAGGCTGGTTGCCTCTGCGTCATTGGGTTCCATAGGGTCAAACTCAAACGTAGGTGATGAACCTGTGAGGGCTGCCGTGATGTTCTGGACAGTAGGAAGCACCAAGTTGTCCTGACTGTTGAAATTGCGCTCACGGCCAACCGCAGAGCGTGGAGCAATGGACGTACTCCACTGATCACCAATGTAAATCTTGTATTCATCATCCCAAACGCGCTCAACGGCTGGTCTGCTTCCGCCTTCCGCGTTGGATTGCCATGTGTCTATCTGGCTAACGAACGAATTTGAACGTTCCATTGCCTTCGGTTCCGTGGGTTTCTTCTTCGGCTCCACAGACGGCATCCCTGTTATGGCCTCGCGGATGGAATCAAACATGCCCATGATTATCCTCCTCAGTCATACGGGTTGCCCATCGGCACTTCTTCAACACGTCCTTCAGGCTTTTCAACCAACTTTGGGATGTCTCCCTGCATGGCCTTGCCGCAGCGCAGACCATAGCTGAATGCCCCGGCAATCAATCCGGTTGTCAGGAATACAGCAATAGCCATGGCGATTATCAAATCAGTCATACAGACCTCCAGACGGCTTCACATCAATGTCCTCATCAAAAGAATAGCGTTTCTCTTTCGCCAAAGGCGGTACGGGTGGATATGTGCGCATGACAGCAAAGTATCTGAGCGCATCAACGATGTGCGTCAGGTAGTGCGGTTCCTTGTCATACTCATTGGGTTTTGTCTCATCGGCCTTGATCTGGCTGATGTGGTTGATAAGCGTGGTGCAATTGGCACAGATGGTCATGCGTGACCGCAGCTTGGTTTCTCCGGTCACCGGATCGCTGTATTCGTACGGATGTAGCCATTCAGCAAGAGCAGAACATCCAGATGCCACAGCGTTCTTGCTCATCGTCAGCATCAGCCCCTGACCGTCTTCCCAGAATGCATCTGCCTGTGACCGTCCCGTCTCCGCGTTGGATGCCCACAGGTCAGGCGGTGCATACCAGTAAACCGGACGATAGTCTCCATTCACCTTCTTTATGCGTTTTTTTGCCGCCGTGATGACCAATGCCGGTTCGTTCAGTTCGTTGAATATGCGGACATCCCCTTGACGGTTGACTGCAATCCAAAGACCAGCCAGCATGTCAAGACCGTAGTCCATGGAATAGTAGACATCCTCGTCCGGTTGTGGTTCCTTGTATGCGACAACGTGGATATCAGGCCTGAACTCAGAGAAGAATGCCCCACCAGGAACTCCGTATTCACCCAGACCAACAACCTTGTATCGTTCAGGATTGGTGACTGCCAACGCCTCGATGACGGCATGGTCAGCATCATCAAGGAACTCGTTGCATTTATGTGTAGTGGTCAGCCTCAACGTATCGGGTGGGCAGTCTCCATCCCAATACCGGACCTTCGTCCAGTGCTGATTCACCCAGGGGTTATATGTGATGACAGTCTCTTTCCACAGTGGGGCAGGAACAGCACCGCGCAAGGTTTCTTCGACGGTATCAAACTCTGCAGCATCTTCAATCTCAAAGACTTCCTCCCACCAGTGCCAACAGAGGTTCCCCTTTTCCACTGTGATAGAGGTAATCTTCAGTGGGTCATCCAATCCACGGAATAGAATCTTCTGGCCTGTGGGCTTGTATGTGGCCTCCAGAGGGCTGACAGTGAACTTCCACAGATGCGATACCTGAAGCTGTGCAGCGGCCCATTTCAAGTCAGCAAAGGTTGAATCCTTGTGGGTATTGAAATGCTTACGGATGACAAGAAGGTTTGACCCAGGGTATTTCATCAGGTTGTATATGAATCGAAGTGATGTGGTCTTACTCTTCTTTCT